ATGCTTGGAGGTCTGCCATTTTTGCTCTTGGCCAGCATGTTGTGTTATGGCGCATCCCTGATGCATAAAGCAATCTGGACGGTAGTGGCTGCTGGTAAGGGCGTATGGCGGTCATATGTGGGACAGATTTGGGGCAGCCATCTGTTGAGCGGTAGTTTTCTGGATTGCCAATTTTTTACACTTGGGACGGTGTGAGCGCGGCCTAGTGCGGTAATGGGCTGTGTGACTGGGCGGGAACTTAACGGACTTCTGCGGATGCGTGCGAACGGTGTAATGGCGTTCCCTGCATACGTCGAAATTGGTATGCAGGGAACTGATATAAAATGGTTTTTCTGGGTTAGTTAAATTTTTTACCCGTTATTTTACCCATTGGCGCTGGATAGGAGGCGATTCTTAAATTCGCAGTGGTCGCTATAACGCCAGCGCGAACGTCCGTGAATCTTCTTTGGTTTTACCAGGGTGCCATCCTTCACTCGGTCATAAATGAAGGTTTTACCGAAGCCAGTATCCGCCATGATGAATTTCAAATCAACGAGCGAGTCTGGGGTCATATTATGTGTCATGGTTTTATCTCCAGACAGGGAATCGAACCTGTCATTTTTTCCTAATCTGATTGCCTAAGTGTTCAGTGCGCCTGCGCCAGCAGACCTATCTCTGCATGTATTCGTTGATAATCTTCATCACTTCCTCGCCGATCCCATCACGCAGGACCAGTGTGCGCCCGTCATCGTCCATCTCGGCATCGCTTAACAGCTCAACCAGCCGGCGGGCACGCGTCGCGCTAAACTGGCCGCCGGTGATGCTGCGCGTGACTTTCTTCCTGCCCTGAGCCTTTGCCCGTTTCACATCCTCTTGCAGTACATCCCCAGCGCTTTCCCCGTGTTCTTTGACGCGATCGACGGCTACGTCCATGGCCACCTCGCCTGATTTCACCAGCTGCTGTACGTCATGATTCGATGTACTGAGGATCAGCAGTTTGTCTACGGTGGCGCGGCTCTTGTGGATCAGCTTGGCGATCTCATCCGGTGTCAGATTGAACGCGGACAACTCCTTCACAACGAGGCTTTGTTCGAACTGCGTCAGCGGCAATTGGTTGTTGCTGGTCATGATGCGCGCCACGCGTTCTACATCGCTGCCAGTGAATGGGACGATGGCGATCAGTTCGATGGGTTTGCCTGCCTCTCTTACTCGGCGATACGCTCGAATACGGCGATGGCCCTCGACGACCCATACGCCGCCTTCATCGCGCGGACGTACCTCAAGCGGAGGCACCACCCCACCGGAAAACAGGAACTGAAATAGATCATCATCAGCCTGCTGCGTCCGCTCATCATCAATACGCTTGTTAAACCCTTCCTGTACGTGGATATTATCCAGGCTGATGAACATTCCGCTATCACGGCGAGAGATAGGGCCACCTTTTCGGGACATCTTCTTGAATGAGTTAGCCATTGCTGGTCTCCTTTATCCTGCTGACGAGAATCAGCATGTCGCCTTTGGTTTTGACCGCGATGGAGCTCCCCGGCTGAATGGCCTCAAGGTTGAACGCCTTGCAAAATGAATCCAAAGCCAGTGACTTCTCGTCCTTGCGATTCAACCACCGCCAGCCTTTACGCAAGGCTATGGCGGAAATCCATTGCCATGCTTTGATGGCCATCCAGAGCCAGATGATTACAACCTGAAGCATGATCATCCAATCGGTGGCAGAGTATTTAGCAAAGGGTTCCATTAGCATTCCTCCCGATATGCGATAGCCATCTGCTCTGCGTCGCTCATTGCGTCATGAAGCGCATGGTGCTTAATCATATGGAAGCACGGCTGATGCCCCTCTAAATAGCCATTGCGGCCGCGCGTAGGGAGCTTGGTATCGATGTATGTCCTTACGTCGCGCTTGCCGTTATATCGCCACGGGCACTCTAGGCCGCACATGCGGTAGGCGTTCTCTAGAATGGCGCCATCAAAGTCTGGACCACGGAAGAACACTCTGGCGCCGGGGTGATAATCCAGCCAGCGAGAGAGGCCGATCAGGGCTTCGCTGAGGGCTACGCGATCGCCGGTTAGGGCTTCGTGTGCATCCTCGGCCTGGTCTTTCCACCACGTCTGGATCTTTATGCTGACGGTTCGGCCTAGCATCAGCTGATCTGTGGCGTCGATCCGGGTATAAAAGGCCAGCACGGAGAAGTCTTGTAGATCGACATCGCGAGCGACTTTCAGTATGTCGGCCTGGGTAGCATCCAGATCACTGACATCGAGAGCAAAGGCGCCAATAGACAGCAGTAGGGCGCTGGGCTCGGTGTCCATGGTTTCGGTATCGATAACGACGTCTTTAGTCATTGCTGTCCTCCTGCTGCGGTGCAGGAGTCACCCTCACCAAGACCCATAAACGTTTGATGCCAGTTATTAACCAGCGTCTCCCATTGCTCGGCTGTTAGCGGCGCGTAGTCATGTGCATCTTTCAGCAATTCAGCCATAGCTTCAGCTTTGAGCCCATTACGTATTTCAGCCGACACCACTGGAGACGGCATGGCTGCGTAGAGCGGAATGTATACGGTCGGATCTTTATCTGCTCCTGGCTGCTGCTCTAACTCAAACGAACGACCGGTAAAACGGTTCAAATACGCCACCGGCTCAGCTTCCAGCGCCGCCAGCGCGATACGGGCAAGCTCCTCCGCTTCTTCTGCTGGCAATATGACGTTATGGCCAGCGCCGTATATTTCGCGCCACTGCTGAATTTTGATCAGACGCTCTTTGGTAATAGTGGTCATGCTGTTTCCCCTTCCTGATACTGCTCAAACCAGAAAATAACCGGTCTATCAATAACCTTAATAAGCCCGAATCGCTCCGCTGTTCGGAAATTGACACTGCGTGACCGTGCGCGTTTTACCTGTTCTGCGATCTGTTCTCGGAATAGCTCTATACTAAAAGTTGCCTTAAATAGATTGCATGAAGCACAGGATGGGAACAGGTTTTCGAGCGTATCGTTTTCAGGTCGCCAAAATTCCCCAGTAGAAGCAGTTTGTAGCACTCCACTTGTTTTATTTTTAACGAACTCCCACTTACGCAATGCTGGTTCTACATGATCGGCGTGCCACCCCTTATCTGAAAGTTCGCACCCGCAATAAGCACAGCGGCCACCAAATTTCATGCGAAGTTTTGCGCGCTGCTTTTTGGTAATAGTGGTCATGGGTTAGTCCTCCGCGCTTATTTCTACAGTAACTTTCATTTTCCCGGCGGTAACTTCAAAACCAGTGACTTCGGCATTAATCATGTATTCAGCAATAATTAGTGACAGCAGTTTCAGCTTCGCATCGGTATTATCTCCATTTATTTCTTCGATGACCGCGATTACTGATTCCATCTGATATCCAATTTTCATCTCACTCCCCCTTACTTGCGCCAGCAGCGATGCCGGTAGCAACACGCTTAAAAGCGATCACCCACACCCAAGGGTTAGCGTCCCATGAATCATCGCCGTAGATACTCTCCCATAGACGTTGAAACGCTACCCGCGCTGTAGCAAAGTCCCCGCGTGGCGTTAAATAGGTGTCCGGATATTCAGGAAGAAGCTCTACTGCAGGAGAAATCCCCTCAGCTTGCGCATCACCCTCAGTGATGTCCTGTAGGCGTTCTACGCGCACGTCGGTTATCTCCAGCGTGATACGTGATGCCCAGCGAGGCATGAGGATGGATGGTGTCCAGCCTCCCTCAAAGTCGAACCCGTCAGGAGACGTCCATAGCCCGTAGTTATTCGGCTTTTGGATAGCGCTGGCGCGGTAGATGCGCATGGCGTTTTCTCTTTCGCAGAGGTTGTCATCAGCATCAATAGGATGACCATCTTCATTACCGATGCAGGAAAAAGCCTCGCGCACCCACAGGCGATCACCGATGGAACCGAACGGGCATGGGAAAGGATTGGAGCGCATCTTTAAGCCGCAGGCGTCTGAAATAGACCAGAAGTATTTCCCCTCGTCACTTTTTCGCTTTGACTCAGCAATGAAGCTCAGGCCAAAACTCGGTGATTCAGGCTGCACTTTCATTGGCCGCCGGGTCATGGTCTTGGTGCCTGAAAGGATGGCGCGAACCATCTCGTCGTTGAAAATAATCGGGCGCTCTTTCATTCCTTGGCCTCCCGCAGCTTTTGGGCTAAAGCAGCGCTACTATCAACTAGTTGAGTGAATGACACTGACCCGTCATCGTTGACAACGTATTCCCTGTCTTTGTCGAGATATGCCACCTGAACATAGAAATGATCACCCGGATTAAGATCTAGCGCACCGGCAATATCTGCTGGGTCTTCATAAGAAGATTCGGTGTTGTCTGCGTCCCAATACAAGGCTTTTGCTTTTAGATTTACTATTTCCTCCGCCAGCTCTGCCACGCGCTTCTCCAGCGCCTCGTTTTCATCCAGCAGCGCTAGTATGGTCGCGGGGTTAGCTGCGGCGATGTAACGAGCATTGGCAGCAGCATTTTCCCTTCCATCAAAACCAGGCCAATTGATAATGTCTCCACAACGATCATCTTTAGGCGTATGCACAGCGTAAGTGCCGTATTTGCCATGCGAAATAAATGCAACCCATTCGCCTTGTGTGGCTTTTTTGGCCGCTTTACGCAGCGCATGTTTGTCTACCTGGCTCATGCTGACGCCTCCTCACCTAATGCAGTAACCAGATTAGCGATCAGTACTGATAGCTCGCCGGATAGCAGAACAAAATCGGCGTCAAACCGCTGCGCTGCATCTTCTGGATCGATATCGTCGTTTTGGTAGAGCAGGGCATCACTGAACTTCAGGCGCTTAATGGTGCCGTTATCATCCAGAACAAACTGGAGGCGGTCATTCCAGCCCATAGCCAGCTTGGTAACCATCTTGCCAGCTTCGATGTGTACGGTGATCTCGTCGGTATCGACGTCCTGCTGTTTCGTGCGGATGATCCCGCCGTCTTCCAGGATGGCTTTTAGCTCTGCCTCATCACCCAGGGTAAATCCTGCGGGTACCTTACCGGTGCGCACCCATTGGGTTAGCGTTAGCTCGATAGGGGTTTTCATTGTGAGCGGTACAACGGGCAGGGAGCCGAGGCTCTTACGCAGCAGAGAGAGAATGTCTTCGGCCTTTTTAGCGCTGGCTGCATCGACCATAACTATCTTTTTGGCGGTATCAATCCACAGCCAGCTTTGATGCGTCCGGGTAAATGCTCGCGGCAACAGGGAATGCAGAATCTCATCGCGTAGCGCGTCTTTCTCGGTCTTCTTCAGCTTGCGGCATTGCTCTTGCTCCAGCTTTGCGATGCGTTCGTGTAAGTGTTTTTGGATCACCGCAGCCGGGAGTATTTTTTGTTCACGGCGGTAGCGCATCAGGAGGTAGCCATTAGCGGCATGAATTAGGCTGCCAGCCGTAGCAATCGGCGCTGTCCAGCCAGAGCGAGACATATCCTGGCTTGCGCATGGGGTGAAAGCCATAGGAGCAAGAGCGGCCTCGATGGCCTTTGCATCTAAGTTAATGTCTCTGGTGAGGCGGTATATCAGTACGTTTTTCACGTTAAAGGTTTTCACGCATTTATCTCCACACATTTTTTAGGTACGAGTGTCCCCGGCGCTGATTACGGATAATCAGTGCGATTGGCATATAGGGAATTCACACAGAGAAGGGCTCTAGCCGGATAGACTGAATAACTCACTTCATACTTAAGTTAAGGTTAGCGAGAACCCTTCTCTGTGTGTGCCACGTATCGTGTGGCTACGGTGATCGCCTGCGTTGGAAGTCACATCGATCACTGCCGGTGTTATGACGGCACCGCCAGCTGGCCGTTGGTTTCCCGTAGTACAGCAGGATGAGCACTCAGCCAACGCCCCACGAAGGCCAACTACTCATGCTGCTGTAAAAAGGGCGGCGACCCGAGAAGCGCCCTGGTGTTGATGCTGCATGGGCCGCCAACTGGTACAAGGCAATGGTAATCAGTCCGGATATCCGCGCTCGGTTTCCCTACGGTGCCGCCGGTTCGGCGCTATCTCAACACCTAATTCTGCGCCTGTCTTTTAACCACATCAGGCTCGGTGGTTCCTGCTATTCCCCAACAGCAAGGAGTGCGATAATCTGGATATCCCCAACAATAAGATGAGTATGCATAGTGATTGCTGAACTATCTGCGGCTATGGCCGCTATAAAGGAGACCGCTGGTCTCGCGAAAGTGATTAATGACGCGAAAACCGATGCAGAAGTTAAAGCTGCAACTATTGAGCTTCAGAGCAAACTAATCACTCTTCAGGCTGAGTGCTTCTCTCTTGGCGATGCGGTCCGCTTTCGAGAGGAAGAGATAATGCATCTCAAAGCAAAAATTGCAGAGTTCGAAGATTTTAAACGACAAACTGAAGGTTATGTTTTGAATCAGCTTGACTCTGGATCTCTTGTGTACTCTAAAAAGCAAACTGTGGGTGACGCAGAGATAACCGTGCATCTTTGTCCAAACTGCTTTGCCAAAAATGTAGTATCGATACTTCAGACGACAGGTGAGGCTACTTACGATGTGCATGCAAAGAGCTATTACTTTCAAAGTAGATGTCATAACTGCGATACCCTATTTTCTATGAGTCACTCAGCATATAAACCAATTGCTTGGTGATTTGTTTCGGATATCCAGATTGTTAAAGAGCTAAGCGGCAACAGCAACAGTACGATATGATTGTAACTATTGGTACGCATTGCATACACCAAAGGTACCTTTAGTTACCTTTGGTGTCAATACCAATATGTACTTTTAGTTACATCAAGGCATAAAAAAAGGCCAGATTGATATCCGGCCTTTCGTAAATTACTTATTTAGATATTTTGTGTTATTTGAACTACTTTTCCAACTATGCGGCAATTCCCATTGATTGGGATCGGCTTAAACGCTGGGTTCAGTGGCATAAGGTAAGAGTAGGGGCTATCCCATACGAGTTTTTTAACGGTGGCTTCCGATGAACCATCGAGAACAGCTACAACTATTTTCCCATATAGATCATCTATCTGCCCGTAATGTGGTTCAACAATTACGATAGAACCTTCGGGAATTGATGGTAGTCCGCTAGGATTCGTCATTGACTCACCGCGAACGACTAGACCAAAAACCTCATCAGAGACATTGGCCGTTGTTTGTGTCCAGGATATCACGTCAGAACGCCTTGAGCTTGCGTAGGTTTCTGTCCATACCCCTGCCTGAACTGCTGAGATAATAGGCACGGCAACCGGTGGTTTTAAATATGGGATTACCCTCGTATCGTCCCTGATTTCATCAGGTGCTGCACTGCTACTTCCGTAGAGTATCCACTCTGTGGCGACCTGTAAGATAGAGGCTAGCTGATGCAGGTTTTCTCCGTCCGGCTTGGTCGTCCCACTTTCCCACTTTGTGACAGACACGCGGCTGACCCCAAGCCTTTTGGCTAGGGCTTGCTGCGTAATGCCGAGTTGCACTCGCCTAGATCTGATTCTGTCTTTCATCTCTGTTTTCATGTAACCGATGTTACATGCTTCCGTGGTAACTGTTGTTTGCTATTTGACGTACCTTTTGTTACCTTTGGTGCATCAGATAACCAGGAGGGGCTATGCGTAAATCAGTAGTAATCGAACATTTTGGTGGGGTTTCAAAAACAGCTTGTGCTTTGGGGATATCCCATCCAGCTGTATGTCGTTGGAGGGATATCATCCCCGAAAAGCAAGCCTTGAAGGTAGAGCGGATCTCCAAGGGAGCACTGAAATACAACCCAGCCATGTATCAAAAATAATAGCTGAAGAAATAAATCATCAGTAACTACCGAGAGGGAAAGACGATGGTAGACATCAAGACAACGATCAAAGAGATGTGCAAGGCGTATCCAGGAGGCCAGAAAGCGATGGCCACACAGCTTGGCATGACCTATGACGCGTTCCGTAATCACCTGGATCAGAAGTGCGCTAGCCGCTTCTTCACGCTCATTGAGCTGGAGCAGATGGAGGACTTATCCGGGACGTCACTGCTTGCTGAGTACCACGCTGCCCGCCGGGGGAAGTTGCTGGTTGATATCCCTGTATTGGAGCAGTTCGACAACGTTGAGCTTTACGAGCACTCCATGCGGGAAATGGTAGCCGATGGCGAGTTGGCCAAAGCAAAGGTAGAGGCTGTCGCTGATGGGGTGATCTGTAGTGATGAGAAGCAGGAGTTGACGACGTTGTTCTGGAAGAAGATGCGCAATCACGCGTATGGCTTCTTCGCGTTCATGGCTCTGAATGGGGCTGCGATTGCTGATGACTCAGCGGTATGGGTGGCGCACCGGGAATGCCGTCCCAGTGCGCCGGTTGCGCATAACACTCTGTGTGGAGATTAAACGCATGAACATTTTAAGCCAAAACCGCCCATCAACGCAATTTCGGTGCCGGATTGTTGATGGCCGCCTGAGCTATGAGCAAATCGTAGCGGCGTCAAATCGGCTAGGCAACAACCAACCTCGCCGAGGTTTGGTAGTCGCTCGTGCAGCTGTTGATGCGGCGTGGTGTGAGTTTTACGGGAACGGGAGGATTAACCATGGCTAAGTTTCCGCGAGTTGGCCATCACTACCAGGATGGCCTGGGTAACGTCGTGCGGGTTATCTCTACATGCGCTGACGGGCAGAAAGTAGCTTACCGTCGTTTGGGGTATGACTGGACGGTTAGCGCTGCCCTGATCGTGTTTAACGCCCGTTTTCGGAGGGATGCGGCGTGAGTATGACTCTGATGGCAAAGGCCATGGCGATTAAGGTCGGGAATCCTGTCCGTAAGCTCGTGCTTATCAAGCTGGCCGACAATGCCAATGACAACGGAGAGTGCTGGCCGTCATATCAGCACATCGCGGATCACTGTGAATGCAGTAAGAGCGCGGTGAGAACGCACATTGAAGCGCTAATAGGTATGGGGTTATTGGTGAAAGAGAACCGCATTGGGAACAACAACGGGAAAGGGAATAAATCGAATGTTTATTACCTGAACTTGAACCCCCCTATGTCAGCAGAAAGCACACCCCCTGTGTCGTCAAAAAGCATAGACCCTATGTCGCCAAAAAGCACAGCTATGCCATCAGGTGGCACCCCCTGTGCCGCCACGTGGCAGACCCCTGTGCCGTCAGATGACACCAGAACCTATCAGTTAGAACCAGTCATAGAACCTATTGGGGGAAAACAAACGTCCGACAGGAAAATTAAACGGGCTACGCAACTGCCTGACGATTTCAAGCCGAGTGATTCTCACCGAGCTATGGCCAGTGAGTTTGGTGTTGATATCGAGTTGGAGTTCGCCCAGTTCTGTGATTATCACTTGGCCAAAGGGACCACGTTCAAAAGCTGGCCCGCTGCATTCAACACCTGGCTGCGCAATGCCAAGAAGTTCTCCAGCAATCGCGGACAACTCTCCAAGGGCGAGACGGCAGGAGATACCACGCTGCGTGATGCTGCGTTCCGCCGGTTTATCGGATCCGCTCTCCCACTGCGTGAGCCGTCAGCACTGGAGCAGGCAGCCCGTAAGGCGGCCAGCATGGCGAACGTCAGCAAGATGTCACCGGAGTGGGCGCAGAAGCGCTGGAACAGCATTTGGACCGAAGCCGAGCAGCGCCAGGGCGCGGCAGGGGAGGCAGCATGAGCAGAGAGAATTCAGCTATGGCCGCAGCACACCGTGATCGTGCTGAGGCGTTGGCATCACGCGGACTTTACCGCCGAGCTATCACTGAGCTGACTGCAGCGGCAATGTACGCCGATGTGTCACAGATCGGAAGCATTGTGGTGCGTCGTAACGAGATATCGCGCCGTGTTCGTTGTGTTCAGCGTGCCAGCGGTGATCCGCGCATGGACTACGACAACTGCGTAGGCGGGGGATTGGCAGAATGAGATACGGATCTGTCTGCAGTGGAATTGAGGCTGCCAGTGTTGCATGGGAGCCGCTGGGGTGGACCCCCGCATGGTTTGCCGAGATTGAGGAGTTCCCCTCTGCCGTGTTAGCACAGCGCTGGCCTAGCGTAGTCAATCTGGGTGATATGACAAAAATAGCTGCTGCAGTGCGCGCTGGTGATGTGGAGGCACCTGATGTGTTAGTCGGTGGCACGCCGTGCCAGGCTTTTAGTGTCGCCGGACTTCGTAATGGTCTGGATGATGCCCGCGGGCAGTTAACCCTTTCTTATGTGGAATTAGCGAATGCAATTGACGACAAGCGCTGCGAGCGCGGAGAAGAAGAAGCGATCATCGTCTGGGAAAACGTCCCGGGTGTCCTCAGCAGCAAAGACAACGCGTTCGGCTGCTTTCTGGCAGGGCTTGCCGGAGAAAGCAGTGAGCTACAGCCAGCAGGGGGAAAATGGACGCACGCAGGTTGTGTGTCTGGACCCAAAAGGATTATTGCCTGGCGAGTCCTTGACGCTCAATTTTTCGGAGTGGCCCAACGCCGCAAGCGTGTGTTCGTTGTCGCAAGTGCTCGAAAGGGATTCGATCCCACAGCGGTACTTTTTGAGCTCGAAAGCGTGCGCCGGGATACTCCGCCGAGCCGAGAATCGCAATCGACGGTTGCCGCCCTTACTGCAAATGGCGTTGGAACGTGCGGTGCTGACGACAACCAAGGGCAAGAGAATGCGTGCGTTGTCCTTGAACCCTATACACTCGCAATTCGCGGGCGAAAGGATGGATCATCAGTCGAAGTAAGGGGTGATGGAACCGCTAATGCGCTTCTAACCCCAAACGGTAGCCGTGCTGGCATGGGGGTTGGTGCCATTGGCTGGAATAATCATGTCCGTCGCCTTACTCCTAGGGAATGTGAGCGGCTACAGGGATTTCCAGACGATTACACGCTCATCGAGTATGGGCGAAAGGTAAGCCCTGAGAAGATGGATCGTGACTTTGCGAAATACCTGATGCGCGGTGGAAAGTTAACGTTTGAGGAGTGTTGTGGGCGCGCCGCTGATGGTCCACGCTACAAGGCTCTGGGGAATAGCATGGCTGTTCCGGTGATGCGCTGGATTGGCGAGCAGATTGCGGCCGCCATAGCTGCTGCAGGTGCAGTAACTCGCAGCTGGCAGCGTCCCTTCCTGAAATGGGCCGGCGGTAAATACTCACTGTTACCAGCGCTGGATCAGTTGATCCCTGCCGGTAATCGCCTCATTGAGCCATTCGTTGGCGGCGGGTCTGTGTTCATGAACTCCAATAAGCACGATCGCTTCCTTCTGGCCGACGTTAACCCAGACCTGATTAACCTCTATCAGATGCTGGCAGTAGTTCCTGATTCCGTGATTAGTGAGGCAATGAAGGCATTCAGGCATCTGAATGATGCCGAAAACTTCACGGTAATTCGTGAGGCATTTAACGCACAGCAGCTGTCTGCGATCGAGCGCGCAGCAGCATTCCTTTACCTCAATCGACACTGCTTCAACGGTCTGATCCGTTACAACCGTGATGGCTTTTTTAACGTCAGCTGGGGTAAGTACAAAGCGCCATATTTCCCGGAAGAAGAGATAAAGGCATTTACGCGGAAGTCTCACGCATGCGTATTCATGAACGCAAGTTTTAGCCGAACGTTAGCGCTTGCTGGTGCCGGTGATGTCGTTTACTGCGATCCGCCATACGAGCCCATGCCAGGCACTGCAGGATTCACTAACTACGCCGCCGGAGGCTTCTCATGGGATAGCCAGATCGCACTGGCTGAAAGTTGTGTCGCAGCTCATAAACGCGGGGCGAAGATCGTTATCAGCAACTCTACCGCCCCTAGGGTACTGGACCTTTACAAGTGCCACGGTTTTACGCTGCATCGCGTCAGCGCCAGACGGGCCATATCCAGCAAGGGAAGCACTCGCGAAACGGCGACTGATATTGTCGCCAGCTTGGGGGTGTGATGAAGCTATACCTCCCATTCCCACCTAGCGTTAACACTTACTGGCGCGCCCCCTCACGGGGGCCGCTTGCCGGTCGCCACCTGGTGAGTGCCAAAGGGCGCGCATTCCATACCGAATGCCGAGCCCGCGTTCTGGAGCAGCTGCGCCGCTATCCGACACCGATGGCTGGCGATCTGTCTGTACATGTCGTCCTGTACCCGCCGACCCGCGCCCGCCGTGATCTGGATAACTTCTTCAAGGCGCCTTTGGACTCTATGACGAAGATCGGTATCTGGCATGACGATAGTCAGATTAAGCGGCTGACGGCTGAGTTCGGTGAAGTGGTGAAAGGCGGCCGCGTTGAGATCGTGATCCAGCCGTTTACATCGGTGCCTAAAAAACTGCCGACGTAATAGTGATCGCCGATCAATACCATAGGATTGATATTCTATATTAATCAATAAATTAAGATCACACTTTGCGTCATTTTTTCCTGAAAGCTGTATGTAAATCCAGTACAATAGACAAGCCGCCAGACCATGCCGGGTTGGTGGTAATTCTCACAGTGTGGAGGTGCCGATGTATCCGATTTCGCCCACTCATGGTGCTCTAACGATGTCTACCCGAGAAATCGCTGAGTTGACCGGTAAGCGCCATGACCATGTTTTACGCGATGCCCGCAATTTGTTGGCTGAGCTCCAATCTCCCCAAGTTAGGGGAGATTACCAAGACGGGCAGGGGAGAACATACCCGATGCTCTTGCTGGATAAGAGCCAGTCGATCTGCCTGGTGGCTGGTTATAGTGCTCAGTACCGGATGGCCATCATCACCCGATGGCAGGAGCTGGAGCAGTCAGCCAGACCGAAAAGCCAGTTAGAGATGATTGCTCAGATGGCCATAGAGGCCGCGCGCATCGAGCGCCAGGTTGAGGCAGTGCAGCAACAGGTCGCTTTGGTTGATCAGCAGGTGAAGGACATCGCCGCCGGTGCTATTCCGCCAGGCTGGCAGACTATCCGCAACCTTTCTGCCGAAAGCGGTCTATCCGAGCAGAAGACACGCGATCTGATTAAGGCTTTTGGCGTCCACAGCAAGAAGGTCCCTTTCATGACCCCGGGTGGAATTGTGACGAACGCGACCGTTGCCGATGAGGCGGACTTCTTCCGCGCCGTGGGCGTTGTCATCCATGAGGCTACAAGGCCGATGCGCAGCAAGTACTGGTATCACCCGAAGTTGGGGCGGTTTGAACGGAGGGAGGTAGCGTGAGGGGTATGACGAAGAAACAGGGGGCTGTTCTGGCGTTTATTCGTGAGTTCATCGCTAAAACCGGGTTCCCGCCTACTCGCGTCGAGATCGCCGTGGGTATGGGCTATCGCTCTCCCAATGCTGCTGAAGACCATCTCAAGGCGCTGGAGCGTACCGGTGCTATCGAGCTGATTCACGGTATATCGCGCGGTATCCGTATTACGGAGGCTATCTGATGCGCATGCTGTTTACCGCATTCCCTCAGCGTAGTGCTGGCGTTGTCCTGCTGAAAACCGGAAAGCTGACATGCCGTTTCACGGATGGCCAGCGAGTGATGCTGGCTGATGTTCCGGCCGCATTTCATAACAGCCCCGCCGGGGAGCTGGTATCAGATCAGCTGATTGCGGCGGATCCTGTATGGCGTCCCTTTTTCGCTCATGAGCGCGTGCAGAAAGCTGCCAGCCTGTACATGCGCTTTTCAGACTACCTAGAGTCATTCCACTACTGCCAGTGGAAGAACGTGCGCGATGGCTACCACAGCATAGAGCTGACGAATGCGATGAATGAGCATGGTGGCGCCAAGTTGTGCTGGGCTTGTGACAACGCCATGCGCGGCACTGATGGCAAGTTGTTTATAGAGTTGTGCGAGAAAAACCGTGCTGAGTGGGTGATCGAGGCTGCCCGCCGTGGGCTCAAGCTGCCGGAAGGGCATCAGCTGACTGAGCCGGAGTTGTGTTGGTGGGGGCTGGTATTCGGTGTGGCTGACCTGATCCCCGGCGGCATCGCGCGTCGTATCACTGGTGTCGAGCCAGAAGAGATCACCGGCGTGATGAGCGAGTCGACCATCGTACCTGATCGGCCAACGGCTCAGGGCGTGCTGGCCGCTGCGGTAGAAGCAGCAGAGGCCGTAATTCCCCAGGAGAAAATGAAGCCGGTACTAAAACTGGCGGCAGATGAAACGCCAGCGGCAGGCTTTATGCTGCGCCCCAAGCTCCAGCGCTGGGAGAGTGAGAAGTACACGCGCTGGGTGAAGACTCAGCAGTGCTGTGGGTGCGGTAGTCCTGCCGACGATCCGCATCACATCATCAATTCAGGTCTAGGGTTGGGTGGTGTCGGAACCAAGACCCATGACCTGTTTGTGATCCCGCTATGCCGGCGGTGTCACGACGAGCTGCACCGGGACGTAAGCGCCTGGGAGCGGCAGCACGGCAGCCAAGTGAAGCTGCTAGTGCAATTCCTCAATAGGGCGCTAGGTATCGGCGCCATCTTGAAAGCGTAATGTGTGGAGAGCGCTAAGCATGACTTTTAAAAATTCTCATAAGGGATCAGCCTCGCGTGCTAAGCAAAACGCGTGGGTGACGGTAGCTGGGGCGTCGCGTCGCTCTTATTTAGGGAAGTATCGCCGGTTAACGCCAGCTCAAAGCCGATGGGTTCGTTCGTTGTTGAATCATTGGGGGGGGATGTATGGCGGTAGCGGTGTAGAGCATCTCTCTTGCGGCGGTGGGTTGTGGTCAGTGATTTTGACAGGGTGGACAGGAGAGCAGCAGGAGCGGATCACCACTGTCCTGTCTGACCTGCGCAGGATGGGATACAGCGGACAGGCACTGTTTGACCATGCAAAGGCTATTATCTGGCCAAGAAAATCACTCTCTAGCTTGATCGGTAAGGCCGTGGACGAGGATGAGGCCGAGTTTATGGAGGCGGTTATCCTGAAGTCATTCGCGTCATCTAGCCCTGTTTATGTGATCGGTAAGGATTACTACACCCGGCGCAATACGATGAACAGTATGGCCAGGTGGATGCAGCAACATTACGCTCCCTTCTTAACTGAGAAGCAGTGCATTGATCGCGTTCGGTGGTGTATCGAGTTGTTCAATTCTGCTGTCTACTTCACGCTTATGAGTGAGTTGTGCATCGAAAATGCAGAAACTTGCAAAAAATGCTTGAAAACGAGTTTTGAAGCTGCATAATTAAGTTACGCTTAGCGAAGCTGCGCCGGCTCGGCAGCCAGCAAAAGCGGAACGAATTTGATTAACCCGCCTCCGAGCGGGTTTTTTTATACCAAAACTTCGCCAATAGCACATGCAGGTAGCGCTACCGGTTCGGGACTTGTAGGGGCAAATCTATCCGCTATGCAATCTTGCATGTGTAGTTTTTTTGTTTTAATGGTTGATAAATTGATCCATCAGGCATTCTGTAGAGTGACAGATGCAGACATTTGAGTAAAATTCCTCATATTGCAATGTGTGGTAGGGGATGAAATGGAAGAGTTGCCCGATGACTACTTTCTTGACGCGGAGGATGACCTTGTCGATTTTCTTGAAAAACAGGGTGAAGACTGTATTAGAGAAATCAACCAGTCAAATGCTCTAAATAAAGAAAACGGCCAGAAGTTATTGAGCATACTGATTGCAGGTGTTGGCTCATCTTTTTTGCTATTAACGCAACGTTCTGTGTTTGATTACTTGACAGCAGGAATTTTAATTTTCTTGTTCTATTGGTCATTGTGCTCTTTCTATCTTGTTCGACGCGTTCTTATCGTGAGTCCGCGAGCTCTCGCCTCATCAACGCCTTATGCTTTATATCATAATGGCTATAAGGGGTTGAGTGAGGGGGATTATGTGGGTTTTGAATTGAAAGGGTTTACATCTAAACGTTCTACGTTGAATATCCTGCGGCGTTATCGTCTTGTCGATTTAACAGAAATGGCTGAGATGGGTAAACGCGAGAATGCAAGAATAGGGCGCGAGCTTGAAAAGGTGAGGCTCGCAACAATCCTCACCCCAGTTTTCTCACTGATAATTTCAGTGATTACTTACTTTTTTTTCTAATATTGTCAGCGATATTGTCAGCAGAGTCAGCAATAACGGTCCAACCAGTTCTGAGGTTCCGCTCGGGCTGAGCCTCTGGTTTAGGCTTTTGTGCTGGTTGCTGTTTGTTTTCACCAGATGTTTTATTGGATTCACTCATGTAATTCTCCATGTTTGATACAGTTATTTTCGGCGAGTTAACGATATCAGATGAGAAAATACCTCACCAGTATTAAGCCGCTTTTTGGTGTTTTTCCTCTTTCCCCACCATACAACTACACGTGATGAAATCAACCTCCTGAGATAAGTGCAGGAGCTACCTATCAGCGCCACGCAATAGCCAGCCATTAATCACACTTACTTTTTCATGAGTGGCCACGCGTGGCGCTGCTCTCTGCTTGCCTGGGTGAGCATTCAACTATCGCCCAGCGTTCGCTGGACGCGAACAATCGGAGGTGTATATGAGTGATCCGCTAACCGGCACGGGGTCAGCTGCTGGGGCGTTAGCAGGAGTGACGTTTGTAGGGCTTTTTTCTGGGGCTGATGCGGGAGTGGTAATTGCGTCGTTTGCCGGTGCCGTTGTGTTTGTCCTATCTGCTGCGGAGTTCCCCGCCTGGAAGCGCATCGCGTTTGGCTTTGTGTCGTTCCTTATGGGGGTTGTCGCTGCGGGGTTTACGGCGTCGGTCATCGATCAGTTTCTACCGGACCAGGTCGTAGTCGATAAGCCGATCGGCGCGTTGGTGGCCAGTGCCTGTGTGATCTGGGTGCTGATGTTCATCATCTCGAAGGCTAAGAACCCGCCGCCCCTAAACCTGAAAGGGGGTGGAAAGTGACAGTTGATCTGTTTCTGCTTCACATCAATGCGGCTGTGTGTGCGGCTATCGCCGCGCGGCTGTTGCTGTTTCGCCGCAACGGATCGCAGCACAAGCGCCTGGGTGCCGTACTGGCCTACATCCTAATTGTGGCGTCGGCGTCGGTTACGTTCCGGGTGCTGATCGGTGTGTACCACTCCGCTGACATCTCCGAGACGATTATCAACGTATTTTTCATGGCGCTGGTAATGAGAGCCAAGGGGAACGTCATGCAGCTATTACGGGGGGCTTCGCGATGACTAAAGATGAAATTTTTGACGGGTTACTCAAGCGCGAGGGCGGGTACGTTAACCATCCTGCTGATCGTGGTGGCCCGACGAATTGGGGTATCACAGAGAAAGCGGCGCGAGCAAATGGCTATACCGGCGATATCAGCATGCTGTCACGCGATCAGGCGTTGCGTATCTATCACGCCGACTATTGGGAAAGCCCACGCTTTGATCTGATTGAAGTCGTTTCTCAGCCTATTGCCGTGGAGCTGCTCGACACTGGCGTCAACATGGGGCCATCGGTAGCAGCCAAGATGTTACAGCGTTGCCTTACTGCTCTGAACGATGGCGGTCGTCTTTATCCTGACCTGCAGGTTGATGGGGCGATCGGTAATCGCACGGCCAACGCCCTGCGGGCCTATCTCGCAAAGCGTGGTCATGACGGTGAGGCGGTATTGCTCAAGGCGCTGAACTGCTGCCAGGGTGCTCGCTACATCGAACTGTCAGAGGCGCGCCCAGCTAACGAGGCGTTTCTGTACGGCTGGCTACGTGAGCGGGTGGGACTGTGATTCCATCAATCCAATCTATCTGGAAGCCACTGGCGCTAATCGCGTTGGTGGCTTTGTCGTATTGGGGGCTGTCGTCCTGGCGGTATGCCGCTGGCCATGCAGATGGAAAGGATGAGGCTGATCGAGCGTGGCAGGCTAAATGGTCGCAGCGTGATGCCGGGGAAGCCCAGGCAATTACAGACAACGTGATGCTGACGCTCAACATCATGAATCAGGCGGTGGAGGCTAATCGAGATGCAAAGCACCAGATCGCACTGGAGTCACAGAGAGCCGCGCGAGATATCGCGGTGGCTATTGCGGGCGATGATTGCACTAGTCGGCTTGTGCCTACTGTCGGTGCTCAGCGGCTGCGTCAGTACGCGGACAGTGTACGTTCCGGCGCCAGCGGTACAACTGAGCACTGAGTTAACTGCCGACACGCCAGTACCGGCAGTACCTGATCCGCTGACCTGGGGGGCCAGCTTGGATCTCAATACGCATCTGTTATCTGCCCTAGGGCAGTGCAATGCGGACAAAGCGGAGATCCGGCGTGTGGAGTTAAAGCGAGCCTCTCTCGTAGCGGGTAATAAAAATCACATCGATAAATGAGGTAGTGAGTGATGGAAAAAGAAGTGCAGATTGCAGTAAACGCCCCGGCGTTTAAGTTCGACCTGAATCAGATGGTCAATGTACGCGTTAGCGATGAGTTCGGCGAGGTACGTGGGCGCGCTCAGTATGCCAATAATGAGAACCAGTATTACATCCACTACTGCGCTGCTGATGGCCGTGCAACTTCGTCCTGGTTCGGTGAATCCCTGTTGGTAGCCGCTGAGGATGATCGCCACCCTGGTTGTCCTATCTACGCCTGTATCGATCTGCCCGAGGGGGCTAAGGTCGAGGAGGAGTAAGCATTACAGCAGGCCTTTGCTAAGGGCCTGCGATAATGCAGCCAGGCCGCCATGTGCGGCCTTTTTCATGGGGGTATGTATGAAGCCATCACCGTTTCAACTCACGCGAGCACGCCGCTGTGGCTACTGTGGATCACGGTCCCACTGCACACAGTACTGCCCGAAGACCAGTGCAGGACGAACAAACATTGCGTTACGCGATCTGGTTCAGCAGCAAAAGGGAACGGAGGTAAAGAGTAATGCCGCCAAGAACACCGAAGTCGTGCCGAGTTCGCGGGTGTGGGAAAACAACCACTGATCCCGATGGGTATTGTGCCTCACACAAGGGGCAGGGGTGGAAGTCATACAAGCCTGGGCAGTCTCGCCATCAGCGCGGCTATGGATCGAAGTGGGATGTTATCCGAGCTCGTGTATTGAAGCGCGATAAAGGGCTATGCATGAATCACCTGCGGCAGGGCGTTGTGAAGCAGGCATCCTGTGTTGACCACATCCTTGCAAAGGCGCATGGCGGAACGGACGCAGACAGCAACCTAGAGAGCCTGTGTTGGTCATGCCATGCGGCGAAGACCGCGCGTGAAAGGCTGGAATAATCATCATCGCCTCCGGTCACCGGGGTAGGGGGGGGGCAAATCCCTATCGCCCTAACCCCCCCGGACTGCCCGCCTCCTTCAATTTTTATGACCGCGAAAAATGAAATTTAATCCGGAGCTTTTATGGCTGGTACTGCTGGTCGGTCTGGGCGTCGTCCGAAGCCAACGGCACGCAAGGAACTGGCCGGAAATCCGGGCAAACGGACCCTCAATAAAAACGAGCCGGTATTCACGCCCATTGCCGGTGTTGAGCCGCCCGAGTGGTTTAGTGAAGACGATCTCCCGCTCGCCACGATTATGTGGAAGATGACGACGAAGGAGCTGTGCGGGCAGGGACTGTTATGTGTGACAGACCTTGCTGTGCTGGAGCGTTGGTGTGTGGCGTATGAGTTTTGGCGTCGTGCGGTAAGGAAAATAGCCACTCAAGGAAACACGATCCCTGGTGCCACTGGCGGAACGGTAAAAAACCCTGAATTGACGGCGAAGAAAGAACAAGAGTCGGAAATGAGCTCTACAGGCTCAATGCTCGGACTTGATCCTAGTAGTCGTCAGCGCCTTATCGGTTTGGCCGGACAGAAGAAGGCGAGCAACCCATTTCTTAAGATGATCGAATCATGAGCCGAAAATCATATCCCAACGTTAATGCTGCAAATCAATATGCCCGCAACGTTGTAAGGGGGAAGATCCCGGCGTGTCAGTTTGTTGTCCAGGCATGTCAGCGGCATCTTGACGATCTCACCATAGAAAAAAGTAAAAAATTCCGTTATCGCTTCGATAAAGATCTGGCGGAAAAGGCGGCGAAGTTTATTCAGTTGCTCCCTCACACCAAGGGGGAGTGGGCATTTAAGCGCATGCCGATAACGCTGGAGCCGTGGCAACTCTTTATCGTTTGTTGTGCGTTCGGCTGGGTTCAGAAAGGCACAAAGTTGCGTCGCTTCCGAGAGGTCTACACCGAGATCCCCCGTAAGAATGGCAAGTCGGCAATTTCCGCTGGCGTCGCGCTGTATTGCTTCACCTGTGATAACGAATTCGGTGCCGAGGTTTACTCCGGCGCGACGACAGAAAAACAGGCGTGGGAGGTTTTTCGCCCCGCGCGATTGATGTGCAAGCGAACGCCGCTACTGGTCGAGGCGTTCGGTATCGAGGTCAACGCCTCTAACTTGAACCGGCCAGAGGATGGCGCCCGTTTCGAACCACTGATTGGCAACCCCGGTGATGGCTCATCGCCTCATTGCGCTATCGTCGATGAGTATCACGAACACCCTACTGATGCGTTGTACACCACCATGCTGACAGGTATGGGAGCGCGCCGGCAGCCGCTGATGTGGGCGATCACAACGGCGGGGTACAACATCGAGGGGCCGTGTTACGACAAGCGCCGTGAGGTGATCGAGATGCTGAATGGCTCTGTACCCAATGAAGAGCTATTTGGTGTGATTTACACCGTCGATGAGGGTGACGACTGGACAGATCCGGCTGTATTAGCGAAAGCCAACCCCAATATGGGGGTGTCGGTATACCGTGATTTCTTGCTTAGCCAACAGCAAAGGGCGGTAAACAATGCCCGCCAGGCTGGGGTCTTTAAAACCAAGCACCTCAATATCTGGGTTGCTGCTCGCGCTGCTTTCTTCAACTTGGTTTCCTGGCAGAACTGCGAGGATAAGACGCTCACGCTAGAACAGTTTGAAGGGCAGCCGTGCATCCTTGCATTCGACTTGGCGCGAAAGCTGGACATGAACAGCATGGCGCGCTTGTTCACTCGGGAGATTGATGGGAAGACGCATTACTACAGCGTTTCCCCACGCTTCTGGGTGCCCTATGACACGGTTTTTAGTGTCGAGAAAAACGAAGACCGACGAACCGCAGAGCGCTTTCAAAAATGGGTTGAGATGGGGGTTCTGTCTGTTACTGATGGTGCTGAGGTTGACTATCGCTACATCTTGGAAGAAGCCAAGGCAGCCAATAAGTTGAACCCGGTAAGCGAGTCACCGATTGACCCGTTCGGCGCCACCGGCCTTTCTCACGATATGGCCGATGAGGGGTTAAACCCCATCACGATTATCCAGAACTATACCAACATGTCTGATCCGATGAAGGAGCTGGAGGCCGCGATCGAGTCTGGCCGCTTTCATCATGACGGTAATCCCATCATGACGTGGTGTATCGGCAACGTCGTCGGGAAGAATATCCCAGGAAACGATGATGTCGTGAAACCGATTAAAGAGCAGAACGAAAACAAAATCGATGGCGCGGTGGCGCTCATTATGGCGATCGGACGGGCAATGCTTAAAGAGCCTAGCGATTTTCTTTCAACTCTCGATCCGGATGATGACCTCTTAATCTTATGAAATCACTCATTTCCGATGTTATCGGGCTGGTCGGTTTCGGCCTGCTCACGGCTGGCGTCTATCTCCAGCTTGGCGTCGCTCCGGCTCTTATGATCTCTGGCGGGTTACTGCTGGCTGGGGCCCTGGCAATAGCCAGAAGGGGGGCGCGTGCTTCTTGATGCGATGTTTAGAAGTGAGTCACTGGAAAACCCGGCGACTCCGCTTACTGCAGATTCAGTGGATGCGGGGGGAATACTGCTTTCAGGGGAGCGTGTTAGTCCAGAAACAGCCATGAAGTTGGCGGCGGTTTACTCCTGTATTTATGTCTTATCGTCGAACCTTGCCCAGATGCCGCTTCACGTAATGCGCAAGCATGACAAAAAGGTTGAAGTGGCACGTGATCACCCTGTTTTTTACCTCATCCATGATGAGCCGAATACCTGGCAAACCAGCTATAAGTGGCGCGAGCTAAAACAGCGTCACATTTTGGGGTGGGGGAATGGCTACACCTGGGTAAAACGGAATCGACGCGGCGAGGTCATTGGGCTGGATTGCTGTATGCCATGGCAAACAGCGTTATTGCAAACCGGTGGGCGCTATACCTATGGCTTATATAACGAGGAGGGTGCTTTTGCCATTAGCCCTGATGACATGATCCATATTCGGGCGTTGGGTAATAACCAGAAAATGGGGCTTAGCCCAATCATGCAGCATGCCGAAACAATAGGCATGGGTATGAGTGGGCAGAAGTATACGGAGAGCTTCTTTAGCGGGAACGCGCGTCCTGCCGGTATCGTGAGTGTGAAAGGAGAAATTGAACAAAAAGGGTGGGAGCGGCTGAAGACCGTGTGGCAGAAGGCTGCGCTGGCATTACGCAGCCAGGAAAATAAAACCATGCTGCTTCCGGCCGATCTGGATTATAAGGCGCTGACCGTATCGCCGATTGACGCCCAGATCATTGATATGTCAAAGCTGAACAGATCGATGATTGCCGGAATTTTCAACGTCCCCGCCCACATGATTAACGATCTGGAGAAGGCTACGTTCTCCAATATCACTCAGCAGGCTATCCAGTTTGTTCGTTACACCATGATGCCTTGGGTGACGAATTGGGAGCAGGAGCTTAATCGCCGCTTATTCACCCGTGCAGAGCGGGCTGCCGGCTTCTATGTCCGTTTTAACCTGACTGGATTACTGCGTGGCACGCCGCAGGAGCGCGCTCAGTTCTATCACTATGCCATCACCGATGGCTGGATGAGCCGCAATGAGGCGCGAGCCTTTGAGGATATGAATCCAGTCGATGGGCTGGATGAAATGCTGGTTAGCGTGAATGCGGCCAACCCGGCAAAAGACTTTACCACTGACAAAAAAAGTGAGGATAACACCGATGGATGATCGCGAGGTTCGCTGTTATAGCGGCGAGGTCAGGGCGGAGCAACACAGCGAGCAGCCGACGCGGATTATCGGTTATGGCTCGGTGTTCAATAGTCGCTCAGAACCGTTATGGGGCTTTCGGGAGGTTATTAAGCCGGGGGCATTTGATGATGTACTGAATGATGATGTGCGAGGGCTCTTTAACCACGACCCCAACTTTATTCTAGGCCGTAGCGTTGCCGGTACGCTCTCTGTGGCTGTTGATGATAAGGGGTTGCGATATGACATTGAAGCGCCAGATACGCAGACGATCCGCGACCTGGTTATTGCTCCGATGATGCGCGGTGATATTAACCAATCCTCTTTTGCTTTCCGCGTTGCGCGCGATGGTGAGCATTGGTACGAGGATGATGAAGGTATCGTCATCCGCGAGATCTCTCGTTTTTCTCGGCTATTTGATGTGAGCCCGGTGACTTATCCGGCTTATCAAGAGGCCGATTCTGGGGTTCGCTCCATGAAAGCCTGGCAGGAGGCGCGCGACAGCGGAGCGCTGGCGCAGGCCATCAATAAACGAATGGCGCGTGAGCGTCTGCTGACTCTTCTTAATGCGTAAGGAAAAAATATGAAATTGCATGAACTGAAACAAAAACGTAATACGATCGCGGCCGATATGCGCGCACTGCATGAAAAAATCGGTGATAACACCTGGAGCGATGAACAGCGCACTCAGTGGAACGCGGCCAAGCAAGAGCTGGATGCGTTGGATGCGCAGATTACGCGCGAAGAAGAGCTGCGTCGTATCGATCTGGATACCGTGGTAGCCAACGAGCCTGAACAGCGTGGCGGCCAAGACAATCCTGATGCCCAGCAGGCAGAGCGCCGTGCAGCAGCATTTGATCGCTATTTACGTAGCGGCTTTGGCGGCCTGTCCCAGGAAGAGCGCCAAGAGCTGCGCGCGCAGGGGGTGTCGCCTGACGCGAAAGGCGGTTATACCGTTCCTAAGACGATGATGAACAAAATCGTCGACTCAATGAAAGCTTACGGTGGCATTGCCAGCGTGGCACAGATCCTGACAACGTCTGAGGGGCGCGATATCTCCTGGGCCACCTCGGATGGCACTGCCGAAGAGGGTGAATTGCTGGGCGAAAACACGGCTGTGTCTGAGGAAGATGTCACCTTCGGCAGTGCAACGCTGGGCGCTAAGAAGCTGTCGTCAAAGATGATCCGAGTATCCAACGAGCTGCTGCAGGATAGCGGCGTTGATATTGGCGCCTATTTGGCATCCCGCATTGGCCAGCGCATTGGTCGAGGCGAGGCAAAGTATCTTGTGCAGGGTACTGGCACTGGTACTCCAGTGCAGCCGAAGGGCCTGGCTACCTCAGTGACGGGGACTGTGAGCACGGCTGTTGCCGCTAAATTTACGTGGCAGGAAATGAACGCACTTAAGCATGCTATCGATCCTGCTTATCGTGGTGGGGGTAAATTCCGTTGGGCGTTTAACGACGCTACGCTTCAGGCTATCGAAGAGATGGTCGATGGCCAAAATCGCCCGCTGTGGCTGCCTGATGTCGCGGGCGGCACCCCAGCAACAATCCTGAACGTGCCCTACGTTATCGATCAGGCGATTGATGGGATTGCAGCGGGTAAAAAGTTCGTGTTCCTGGGCGATTTCGATCGCTTTATCCTGCGCCGTGTCACTTACATGACGCTGAAGCGTCTCGATGAGCGCTATGCAGAGCTTGACCAGACCGCCTTCCTGGCATTCCACCGCTTCGATTGCGTGCTGGAGGATGTCGCTGCCATCAAGGCGTTGGTAGGTAAACCGGCATAACCGGTCCGTGAATTAGACTCTGCCGCGAAAGCGGTTTTTTTATGCCCGCCGTTTGGCGGGCATGGAGTGCGCTTATGATTCTGTCGTTGGATCAAATCAAGCAGCAGCTAAGGTTGGAGCCCGATTATATCGATGAGGACAGCCTGTTAACTCTGTTGGGTAAGGCCGTTCAGGCGAGGACAGAAACATACCTGAATCGGAAGCTGTATCCACCTGGTACTAGCGTTCCTCCATCGGATCCGGATGGTTTGATTGTGCCCGACGATGTCATTCTTGGCATGCTGTTGCTATTGACCACGTATTATGAAAATCGATCGTCTATGAGTGAGGCTGCGCTTGTCGAAATGCCACAGTCATATACATGGCTTGTCGGTCCTTATCGATATATTCATCTATAAATCTTCGGCACATGTAACGATGTGAGCATTGAGGCATTATGAAACCTCTGTCGGCTGGCGAGCTGAATAAACGCATTGCTCTGCAATATCTCGTGAAGCAGCGAGGTTCATTGGGAGAGCCTCTTCCGGATCAGGTAGTCGCCGTCGGTAAAGCATGGGCAAAGGCTGAGCCCATTTCTAACAGAAAAATTCGTCTACTGGATCAGCCGCAAGTTGTAGAAACCTATCAATTCACGCTACGTCCGCGCACTGATGTGCAACAGGATTGGCAAATCGTACTGGGCGACCTGGTGTTCACCGTTAGAGCGATGGACAGAACGCAGCCGGATCGACTGGTTATTACTGCGGAGGCCTGTACCCGCAATGATCGAATTAGCCATTAAAACCTCACTGGAGCGCATCACGGGGATGGCTGTTTACCCATTGCTTTTGCCTCCTGATGTGATGACCGGGATTACCTACCAACGTATATCAGACCCTGCCATAGAAACTGGGTTGGTGCGCACCCGCCTGGTCGAGGGGCGGTTTCAAGTAACGTTCTATGTCGTCGATATGTTTACCCGGTTAGTCACCATGGATCGTGACGTCTGGTCAGTATGGCAAGGGATTGTACATAGCTCCCTGGAGGGGTACGACGTCCAGTTTATTGAGCGTGCCGGATTACAGGACGGACAAGAGATCTTGAACAACGGCTCTATTGTATATAGCCGCCGTCGTGATTATCTGATCACCTTCTCGGAGTAACCCATGGATATATCCATCACATTCCCGCAAGGGAAGGACTTCGATCGCCTACTTACTGAGGTTGGGGAGAAAGTCGGGGTAAAAGTACTGCGAGATGCGGGGCGTGAGGCTTTGGCCATCGTTGAAACGGATATGCGCCAGCATTCTGGATTTGATCCTGAGAACCATGGCGAGCATATGCGAGACAGTATCCGTATTCGTAGCACTAACCGCATGCGCGATGAACGTTATGCCACGGTAGTTACTTTGAGAGTAGGCCCCAGTAAATCCCACCATATGAAAGCATTGGCCCAGGAGTTTGGTACTCGTAAGCAGGTGGCTAAGCCGTTTATCCGTCCGGCACTCGATTACAACCGACAAAAGGTGTTGCGAGTACTGGCTGTCGAACTGCGCTATGCCCTTGAAGGCCGTTAATTCTACCCGCTGCGCTTGCAGCATTTTTAACAGAGAGAAATCGCTATGACCGATGAAATTCGTAGCCCGTCAGAGTTCGCCATGCTCCCTGCGGGAACCCGCGTATCGTATGGGGCTTTGGGAACCTTAATGGCTGCAGGGAAACTACTGCAAAATGCCATGTCAATCGGTGCGACGGGGAAAAAGGGGACCTATGTAGAGGTCACTCGCCTGATCGACACCGAGCCCAAGTTTATGCAGGACATGGGTGAGGCTGAGGATAAGACCTTCGTTTTCCTGGATGCCCCTGATGACATCAATCAGGAAGCATTTATTACGGCTGCAGAGGCGAAGCAGACTGTATTGATGTTCATCGAATTTCCCAATAAGCGCATTGCTACTCAGGAGCTGGCATTGAGTGGCTGGAGTATGCAGTCAGTCGATACGCCGAAAGGCAAAGTATTGCAGGTTGAAGTCTACGCCAAGCAAAACAGCGTCTCCTGGTCTCGCAAATCAGCGTAAGGAAAAACAATGTATTACAAAGAGCTTTTGTTAAAACCTAATAACTCTCCCGTCACGATCAAAGCATTTGGCCAGCAGGTGACTATCCGACGCCTGACGGCCATGGAGTTGATGGAGTACAACCGTAGTATCGATGCAGAGAAAGGTAACGCCCAGGTGCTCGCTGAGATCGGGATCAAGTTGTTTCTCGCTGCGCTGGTAAACCCCGATGGCAGTAAGCCCAGCCCGAAAGATCTCCCTACGGCAACGCAAATTCTCAATTGCCAGGCGCAGGCCGATATTTTGCAGGCCGTGACCGACGTACAGCGTCATAGCTATGGGACGCTGGAGGAAGCGAAAAAAAACTGATGGACTCGCCCTGGCTGTGGGATGTGTTTGAACTGGCCGACAGCCTTGGCGAGAGCGACCCTAGAAAGTTACTGGATCTTCCTGCTGACCTCTTGCTGCATTGGCAGGCGTATAGGGGATTAAAGCAGGATGCTCTCAGAGAGTCAGTGCCACCAGTCGATGCCGTCCCGTCGTATCCGGCAGCGGAGTACGATCCTGATGATTTTTCTCAATGTTTGCGGGTGATTGGTTATGGGTGATGTCGCATCACTGGCGGTTGCATTGCACCTGAATGCGGCCAGCTTTAAATCCCAGTTCTCTGACGCTATGCGTTCAGCGGATTCAGGTGCTCAGCAATTCAACCGAAAGGCCCAATCTGAAGCCCAAAAAACAAAGAGGGCATTTGAGGATATCGGGACAGGGGCTAAAAAAGCAGACGCTGATTTCCAGCTCCTGTCTCGTCGAACCCAGGAGAACATCGTTGGGTTTGATCGCCTGCGTGATGTTTTGGCTAACGTGGTGTCCGGCGGAACGGTAGCCGGCAGCACCATAACATCGGCATTAATCCCAGCGTTGGGGACTGGCCTGACTACTGCGATAGATCGAAGCACCGGTGGATTACAGCAGCAAAAGGTCGCGTTTTTTGAGGCGATGACTGCACAGGCCGAGCATGCGCAGGGGGTCCTTAGTGGGATAAAGGCAACCCGGGAACAAGCACAGGCTCAGGCGGATATCGCGCGTAAAACGATCGACGCGGCCAATGCTCAGCGTGAGCAGGCTTTCGCGCTGGATGAGTATTTGGCGAACCAGGCTCAGGTAAACAAGGAATATGGAATCCTGCTCACGTATGAGAAGGAGCACGAGCAAAATGCCCGGGTGATCGCTGAGGCTAATCTTGCGGAGGCTAACGCTAAGAAAAAGCTGGTTGCGGCTAATTTACAGATGGTGGAGTTGGACGCCACTGAAGCCACGGCAAAGAAAAACTTGGCAGCGGCAACAGATCAGTTATCTGCAGCCAATCAGGAGCTGTCTTTTAGTCAGCGAATGGCAGCCAGTAGCGCTGGTATGCTGCGTGGGGCGATGTCTTTGCTGGGCGGCCCTATTGGTATCGGAATCATGGCGGCCTCGGCGGCGGTCACGATGCTGTATTCGGCGTATAGCTCTGCCGAAATGGAGACGCAAAAGTTTAATGCTGCGCTGATGAAAAGCGGCATGCAGTCAGTCATGACGGTCTCGGATCTTCGCCGATTAACAACCCAGCTTGGCGGAACAGAGAGTGCCGTGAAGGGGGTTCAGGCGGCCGTGTCTGCCGGGTTTTCCGGTAGTGCGTTGACTGAGGTTGCCGATTTGGCCAGGCAGATTGACGAAGCCGGCGGTAGCGCGGATGAGTTGGTTAGCCAGTTGAGTGCATTACGCGACGATCCGCTACGTGCCATGGAGCAGTTGACGCAGCAGGGTGTGGTGTTAAATGAAACTATCATCCAGCAGATCGCGGCACTGGAGCGCCGCGGGGAGAAGGTCGCGGCTGGTGATCTCGCTCAAAAGGAAGCAGCCGAGGCGGCTAAGCGTAATCTGGCAGAGCAGAAGCGTCTGACCGACGAACAGACCGAGTCGCTGAAGCAATTGGCGTTGGGCTGGCGTGGCGCCAACGTTGCAATGGGGGATTTTGGGCTGTTGGCCGCTCAGATCCCGCAGATTAAGGCGGCATCGTCATCCGCTGCAGATGATAAGGCAGCAGCAGAGGAGCGGACGCGGACGCTCAAGAATGAGCAACAACAGGCATTAGAAACCCTGAGAACCGAAAGCCAGATCGCCGCCGTCATGAAAGCGGGGGCGGACAAAAAGGCAGAGGCGCTCAAGATCACCGACGCTATCACTGAGCGCTATAAAGCCGGAAAGATGACGGCTGATGAGTATGCGCAGGCGCTGAAAGGCGTCGATAAGATGTATAGCGAGCGTCAGAAAAAGGCACCGGCCTACAAGGATGATGAGGCCACCCGCCGGCTGGCTGAGTTGAAGCAGCAGGAAGTGGTGCTGCGTCAGCAGAATGCCACGACCGAAGATCTGACGGCGGCGGAGAAAAAGCTGCTGGCCTTTAATCAGGAAATGGCAGAGCTGAAGAGTAAGCGGATACTGACGGCTAGTCAGAAGAGTTTGCTGAATGCTGAGGCTCAACTGCGTGCCCAGCTGCAGATCAATGTCAGTCTGGAGAAAGCCGCGCAGCAGCACCAGATCGCGCTGAAAGCTCAAGAGCAGATGCGTGATGTTGCTGAGTCAACCCGCCAGTTACAGCAGGAGCATAATAATAAAATCGCGCAGATGAGCATGACCCCGGCCGCCTATGATCAGATGGTTGAGATCCAGCGTATTCAGGATGATTTTCGGCAGCGGAGAGAGCAATTAGATAAGTTATTCAATGATAAGAGCTCGAAGTGGTATTTAGATAGAGTAGAGCAGCTCCGCAATGCTGAAAGTGCGCAGATAGCTATAGTTCAGGCTAGTAAGGATAAAAAAGTTACGATTGAAGCCGATGGCTATGAGGGGATGAAAAAAGGGCTAAAAGACTGGCAAGAGGCTGCAGGTAACTCCTTTAGTCTGGCGCAGGATGCGGCGATGAATACCATGAACTCGATGGGGGACGCGGTAGCGAACTTTGTCGTTAAGGGGAAGGGCGACTTCCGGTCATTCGCAACGTCGGTCCTATCTGATATTGCTGCAATGATGACCAAGATGGCCGTGTTCAAGTTGGTGAAAATTGGCACGGGTTTCATGGGGTGGTCGAGTGGCGGTTATACCGGTGATGGTGGCAAGTATGATGTTGCTGGTGTAGTACACCGTGGTGAGTGGGTTGTCCCACAAGAGGTGGTAAAACAACCAGGGATGTTGAGCTTCCTCAGTCAGCTGACTTATGGGAAAGGTTATGCCGACGGTGGTTTGGTTGGCGGAGGCTCTGTGCCAACGCCAGCATCGTCAACGGCAGCACCGAGAGTGCCGATTTCTCTGCATGTGACTGTTCCCATATCGGTGCATAAAAGTCAGAGTGATTTAGGTAACGTACAGCAGCCAGCATTTACCGCGGAGGTTAAGCGGTTTGTGATCGGCACTGTTGAGGCTCAACTACAAGATGCCATGCGTGATGGTGGCGATCTGGATCAGTTCGTACGGAGTCGCTCTTAGCGTTTTCGCCTGGATTGTGCCAGTATTCGGCCACAACACAGATAGGAGGCGTTATGAGAAAATTAATATTGTTAGCCCTGTGTGGTGTGTCGGCGCTAGCTTCGACATCTGTTATGGCAAGGGAATTATCTCAATCAGAAAAGCAAGTAATTATTGGGGTTATCAGCTCTCAACTTAAAGATCCAGATAGTGCTAAATATACCTGGCAGGATTACAAAGGCGGCGACACATACTGCGGATTTGTTAATTCTAAAAATTCATACGGTGGATATGTTGGTAATACGCCAATTATTTTAGAGGTAAGGAAAAATAAAAGTGGTGTGATAAATTGGGCGCAAGGTATGGTTACCAATGATTCTGTATTCTTCCCAACATGCACGGATGCTGGTTATAAAATCTAAACAAGCATATACCTAACCCGCCGCTCGGCGGGTTTTTTCTATTGAGATAAATGAATATGGATACTTTCCACTGGTCTCCACGCCCAGCTATGGGCGTTTCCATTAAACCCAGCGTTACGACGGTTAAGTTTGGCGATGGCTACGAGCAACGGCGTCCATCTGGCATTAACCATATCCTGGAGAGCTATTCTCCGGTATTCCGCGTTAGCCATGATGAGTTTCGGGAAATCGAAGCGTTCTTCCGGCGCCAAGGTGCGGTAAAGGCGTTCTTGTGGCGTTCCCCACAGCGGCACGTCCCGATCCGCGTGGTCTGTCGTGAATGGTCTGAGCAGGTTTACAACAACTATGTTGATGTGTCCTGTAAGTTCGATCAGGTGATGGCGTAAGGAGTCCATATGCAAGATATCCCTCGTGGTACGCTGCTTCAGGTTGGCGAGTCTGCGCAAAACCCGCAACTCGATTTGTGGGAGATCGATCTCACCACACTGGGTGGCACGCGCTTCTTTTTTCATGATGGCGTCAATGAGCATGGAGAGGCCATTATCTGGCAGGGGCGTAAGTATGAGCCGTACCCTGCCGGCGGCGATGGATTCGAGTTCAATGGTAAGGGGCCAGGTAACCGCCCAACGATGAAGCTATCTAACCTGTTTGGTCTGATTACTGGGTTGGCAGAGGACTATGATGGTCTGGCTGGCGCCAGGGTAGTGCGGCGACAGGTCTATTCCTGCTTTTTAGATGCAGAGAACTTTGTGCAGGGGAATCCTGCTGCCGATCCCACCGAGGAGGTTGTATCTCGCTACGAGGTTCAGCAGCTGTCGGAGTTAACCGGTGATGGGGCTGTGTTCACGTTATCTATACCGACCGAGACTGATGGCGCTCAGTTCCCTGGCCGGACAATGCTAGCGGATGTTTGCTCATGGGTATATCGCTCTGATGAGTGTGGTTACCGAGGGGCGGCCGTGGCCGATGAGTTTGATAAACCAACCAGCGATCCGCTCAAGGATAAGTGTGGGAAGTGCCGTAAATCGTGTGAGCTACGCAATAACATGGGCCGCTTCGGTGGATTCTTGTCGATCAGTAAGCTATCGCGGTAAGTCAGGCCTATTTTTTATTGGGGGAGGGAAGATGATTGTTGATGAGATTATCGCGTATGCCAGCCGATGCGCGCCGGCGGAGGCGTGTGGTTATGTGATACGCACACAGCAAGGCGATATTTTCCTACCTGTTGAGAATAGCTCGATTGAGCCTACACAGTATTTCCGTATGACCCCCGAGGATTTCTTGGTGGCACAGACCAAAGGCGATGTTATCGCGCTGGTGCATAGCCACCCAGATGGTCCCCCGCATTTAAGCTCTGCAGATCGGTTACTCCAAGTACAAAGTGCTTTGCCTTGGTGGTTGGTCTGTGACGGTTCAATCCAGAGATTCCGCTGCGTTCCGCCGTTGCTAGGGCGGCGGTTTACGCATGGGGTGATGGACTGTTACACCTTATTCCAAGACGCCTATCACTTGGCTGGGATCGCTATGCCCGACTTTAGCCGGGAGGATGACTGGTGGCGACATGGGGAAAACCTCTACTTAGATAATATGGCGGCTACAGGGTTCAGGCAGGTCAAAGGTACACCCCAGCCAGGTGACATTATGCTGTTCTGTTATGGCTGCTCTGTCGCCAACCATGCTGCTATTTATTGTGGTGGGCAGACTATCCTTCATCACCTTCCTAACCAACTCAGCAAGCGAGAGGAGTTAACCGGATCATGGCAACGACGCATGCACAGTCTGTGGCGACACACGGCATGGCAACCTTCCTCCTTCACGGGGATCTACAACGATTTGGCCGCAGAATTCCATTACAGGTCATGACGGCAGCTGAGGGGCTCCACGCCTTGCTAGTGCAGGTTAGCGGTTTGCGCCAGCACTTACGCGACGGGTGGTATCAGGTACGTATTGCAGGTCATGATGTGGCACCAGATAAAGTGATGCAGCGCTTGCATGAGCCACTGCCCTCCGGGGCGATTGTGCATATTGTTCCGCGTATGGAGGGCGCAGCGAAAGGAGGGATCTTCCAGTTCATCGCTGGCGCCGTACTGACTACTGTCGGTGTATTGACGTCTTGGACAGGGATTAGCTCTGCTCTTACTGCTGCCGGTATCGGGATGATGCTGGGGGGTGTTGCTCAGATGCTGACGCCAACGCCCAGGACACCAAAGTCGTCGCAGACCGATAACGGTAAGGGAAACAGCTACTTCTCTAACCTGGATAACGCTGTATCACAAGGTAATGTCATGCCTATCCCCTACGGTGAGATTCTGACGGGTTCTCGGGTCATATCGCAGTCTGTCAGTGTGTGGGATGGCAATGGCGATACTGATGTTGATCTCGGCAAGGTTGGTCAGAAGTTATAATTTTCGCGCTATTCAATAAGCCACCTACGGGTGGCTTTTTTGTTTCTGGAGCATAGATCATGGGAAAAGGCGGCGGCGAACAACATACGCCCTATGAGCAACCCGACAACCTGAAGTCAAAGCAGAAAGTTTCCATCATTGATGCTATTGGGGAAGGCCCAATAGAAGGCCCTGTAAATGGGCTACAAAGCGTCTTGCTGAAGATGACGCCTGCTATCGATAGCAATGGCGATAGCAACGTGAATGGCATGAGCCTGCAATGGGTAGCGGGTGAGAACGAGCAGCCGGCACTGAAGGGGTTTGAGGGGTCGGGAACGGAAGTGCCGGTAAACGCCGAAATTAAAAACGGCGCACCGCTGACCCGTACCATCACCTCTACAAACATTGACCGCCTGCGCTTTACGTTTGGTGTGCAGTCATTGGTTCAGGCTCAGGATAATGGTGATCGTGTCGGGACGTCCGTTGATTTGCAGATCCAGATTATGCGGGGTGGCCGATGGGTTACTGAGCGAAGGGTAACGATCTCTGGCAAGACTACGACGCAGTACCTGAACGCTTTAGTCGTCGATAATCTCCCTCCGCGCCCGTTTGATATTCGCATGGTCAGGAGCACGCCAAACAGCAATAGCGACATGCTTCAAAACAAAACGCTGTGGGCCAGTTACACCGAGATCATTGATGTACAGCAGCAGTACCCTAACACGGCTGTTGTTGGGCTGACATTTGACAGTGAACAATACGGTAGTGAGATCCCAAGCCGAAATTACCACATCCGTGGTCGTATAGTTCAGATTCCATCGAATTACGATCCGTTGGCCAGAACGTACAGCGGCATATGGGATGGATCATTTAAACCGGGGTGGACGGATAACCCTGCCTGGTGTCTTTACGATGTTCTAACCCATCCCCGCTATGGCCTGGGTAAAAAAATCGGGTCGGTCATCGTTGATAAGTGGGCGCTGTACACGATAGGGCAGTATGCGGATGCATTGGTTCCCAATGGCTATGGTGGTAAAGAGCCGCGTATGCGCTGTAATGGCTATATCACAACGCGCCGCTCTGCCTACGAGGTGATTAGTGATTTTTGCTCCATCATGCGTTGTATGCCTGTCTGGAACGGCCAACTGCTTACCTTCATCCAAGATCGCCCCGCCGATTGCGTCTGGCCCTATACCAACGCCAATGTGGTTGATGGCAAATTCTCCTACACCTTTAGCCCTAAATCATCCAGACATAATGCGGTTCTCGTCCGTTGGGTTAACCCTGACAACGGGTGGAAAGAGGATTTTGAGTATGTATCAGATGATTTGTCGATCGCGGCCAATGGATTAAACCAGCTAGAGATCGATGCGTTTTGCTGCACAAGCCGCGGCCAGGCATATCGACATGGTTTGTGGATTCTGACAACAGAAAGGCTTGAAGTGCAGACGGTGTCTTTCAAGGTTGGCGCCGACGGGCTGAAGCACTTGCCGGGTGATGTGATCGAGGTCGCTGATAATGACTATGCCGCCAACCAGATTGGTGGTCGCCTGCTGAATATCGATGAGGCTGGTCGTAGTATCACGTTAGATCGGAGTGTAACGTTACCCGCGGGCAAGGTGACCGTGAGTGTTATTGGTACAGATGGCCGCCCTCTGCGTTTAGAGGTAGAGAGTCAGTTGGCGCCTGATGTGTTGGTGCTAAAGAGCCTGCCATCAGGGATTAAAACTCTTGGCGTGTGGTCACTATCACTCCCTTCGTTACGTCAGCGACTCTATCGTTGTGTATCCATTAAGGATAATCGCGACGGAACATATAGCATCGTGGCTATCCAGCATGTTCCTGAAAAGGAAAACGTCGTTGATAATGGGGCCAGCTTTGATCCTAAGCCGGGGTCAGGTAGCTCTTCTATCCCGCCAGCGGTAGAGCATTTGGATGTGGAAATTACCCCTGATGATGGCCAGTATCAAGCCATCGCGCGCTGGGATACTCCGCGAGTTGTTAGTGGGGTGCGGTTTGAGTTAAAGCTAAATCGGGCAGATCGCGTTGTTGGTTCGCAGGTGACCAGTGATATGGAGTATCGCCTCTCCTCACTCCCGCAGGGGGCGTACACGCTATCGGTAAGGGCCATCAACCAATTTGGACAGAAAGGCGATCCCTCTTCGGTTAATTTTAATATCTCAGTTCCTGATGCACCTGCATTTATTGAGCTAACACCGGGATACTTCCAGATCACGATTACTCCACGCCTGAGTTATTACAGGCAAGATGTGCAGTATGAGTTTTGGTTCTCTGAAAAACGTATTACAGATTATCGATTGATCGAGTCAACCGCGCTTAAGCTTGGCATTTCAAGTTACTGGGTGAAAGATCGCTTGATGAAGCTTGGCACAGATTATTATTTCTATGTGCGCAGCGTTAACCAGGTAGGCAAGTCTAACTTTGTGGAAGCCGTTGGCCAGGTAAGTAACGACGCGAATGGCTATCTCGACTTTTTTAAAGGAAAGATAACTGAGAGCTACTTGGGGAAAGAGCTACTCGGAAAAGTTGACCTGACAACGGACAACGCCAGCCGCCTGACGCAGTTTGAGAAAGAGTGGACGGATGCAAACAACAAGTGGAACGCGATGTGGGGGGTTAAGATTGAGCAGACCAAAGACGGCAAGCATTATGTCGCAGGTCTTGGCCTCAGCATGGAAGACACCCCGGAGGGTAAGATAAGCCAATTCCTGGTGGCCGCAAACCGCATTGAGTTTATCGATCCGGCAAACGGCAACACTACGCCAATGCTCGTCGGCTATGGTAACCAGCTCATCATGAATGATGTATTGCTGAAGCGTCTATACGCGGCATCGATTACATCGTCAGGAAATCCGCCCGCGTTCTCTTTGACGTCAGAAGGAAATCTCGCTGTAAGAAACGCTGATATCTCAGGAAAAATCAGCGCGACCTCTGGGGCTATGTCTAATGTGACTATAGAGGAAAGCTGCCGTATCAATGGGAAGCTGTCTGCTAACCAGATAGAGGGCGATATCGTTAAATCTGTCGGGAAGGCCTTTCCTCTTTGGGATGGATACCCGGCGGGTACGTTAACTGTAAGAGTAGACGATGACCAAGCTTTTGATCGGCAGGTCGTTGTTCCACCAATTTTATTTAGCGGTACTTACGATGCTAATGATAAATATTATGCAACTTGTAGGCTTATCGTTAAGAAAAATGGAGTCGCTATATTTGATTATAGCGCTAAGGAAAAACCCGGGGTTTTTACAACAGTATTTGATATGCCTGCAAAGAAAGGACCTGTTACCCTTGAGTTTATAGTCTCGTCAACCGCAATCAACAACTACACGCCAAATACCAAAATTAGCGATCTTCTTGTCCTTACCATGAAGAAATCCACCGCTGGAATTCAAGTAAGTTGATTAACTTATCACTTAAATCGTGAGGTTTATAAATGGCTACTATTAGCGGAAGGCTAATTAATGGCATCGGCGAGCCGATCAAGAACTGCAAAATCACGCTGAAATCTATCTCGACGAGCACAACGGTAATCGCACATACAACGGCCTCACAGACACCTAGTGCGACGGGAGATTACTCCATGTCCGTTGAGCCTGGTAAGTATAAGGTAACGCTAGGTGTAGATGGCTTTCCCCCTGAGTATGTCGGGGATATTCAGGTATACAAAGACTCCCTCGATGGGACGCTAAACTACTTCCTTGGCTTGCCGCAGGACGATGACCTGCGTCCTGATGCCATCAAGCACTTTGAGGCCATGGTGGACAAGGTAGCCTCTCAGGTAGCGGAGGTTGAAAAGAGTAAGCTAGCGGCAGAGGGTAGCGCGCGTTCCGCAGCTGCATCGGCAGATCGCGCCAGCCAGATCACTGGCCTATCAACCGTAGCAGATGCTATCAGTATGGCATCAGTGCCGCTTCCTGATGTGTGGATCCCGTTTAATGATTCATTGCAGATGCTTACCGGCTATGGCGAGGAGGTTAAAGTAGGCGCGGTAACCGTTGCTAAGATGGCATCCTTTAGTCGGGCTACGACTGCTACATACACAGATAAATCTGGAACGCGTCGTATTGCTAAAGTTGATGAACCTCGATTCGAAAAAAATGGTCTGTTTATTGAGGGGCAAGGGACAAATTTAAATGTTAAATCAATAGACTTTTCCTCATGGCGGACATACTCAGGGAATACGTTATTAAACACTGGTAAGACAGATGAACTAGGTAACGAGATTTGGGAGTGGAGTTATATTGCGCCAGAAGTAATTTCAAATAGTGTAGTGATGCAAAATCCATATGGTAATTTAACTCCCGGTAGAACATATACAGCATCATGCTTTATTAAAGGCTCGAAAGATGCATATGTGGAGATGTATTCGGCAGATAGTTTTACTCGGGGTGAGTATATTGTAGAGGAGTTAGCCGACGGATGGCGACGTGAGTCATTAACATTTACTACGCTAGCCCAAGCAACTGGATACTATTTGCGACTACAAGTTAGAAACCCAACTGTACCAAAGAAAATTCTACTTGCTGGGTTTCAGCTTGAAATGTCTCCTTTTGCAACATCGTATATACTGACAAATGGTTCAGCAGTTACAAGAGCGAGAGACGAGTGCTCTATTGATACTCGTAATAACTATATCTCTGCTTTTTCTGGTAGAACAATGTCTGTTTACTTTGACTCAAAAATAGGGGTGAAGGGCGATCTGTGGGCTCTTATATTGAGTGCTAACCCGGCAAGGCCAAACAAGGATCAAGTGACATATTCATCTAAGCTTAATCAAATCTGGTTTGATTTTATGACTGGTGTTGTAGATGAATATAAGAGTGTAACCGCTCCGAATAATGGCGCAGGCTTAGTCACAGTAAGAAATGGTCAGGATGGGGCTGTTATATCTATAAATGGTGAAGTTACAGATAGTCAGTTTAATGCATCATCAGACGCATTAATGCCAAGCAAGATTTATATTGGTGGGCATCCATCATCTCCCGGTTCATCGTTGTTTGGCCATGTGAGAAATTTGCGTATCTGGCATTCACCGCTAACCAAAGAGCAGATTAAGGCAATAAGATGATGAAACCATTATATTTAAAGTTTGAAAGCAAAAATAATGCTGAGTCTGTGCTGTTATCAAATGGGTTTAAGCGTGATGAGGCCGGTGGCTTGCATAGCGACTCTGTATTAATCGATGTGATTGGTGTTATTCCAGGAAAATTAGTTGTAGATAGTCAGGGTAACATTTTATCGCAAGAGCCTGATCTGCCAGGATGGCATGTGAATCTGCTCGTACCGGACGATTACGTGATCCAGCAACCTAATGCTGTTGTGACGGTAGCAACGCCGGTTCGCAAGTGGGCGGGGTACTGATCACGGTAGTTACCTGGTCGCAAGGGACTGCGGCCACCGTATCATCGGTGTGTGCAGGTGGGACAGATCTGGGACTATCATCCGTTGATCTGTGTTCCTATGTTTTTCCAACTTTTTACACTTGGGACGGTGTGAGCGCGGCATAGTGCGGTAATTGGTTGTGTTACAAGGTGATCCTTAGAATTCGTAATGCGAAGGTCATGCGACATTGCCGTCTATCCAGTCAGCCCACCATTGCATCATCTCACGCCGTTTATCCAGATATTGGGCATGGTTATAGATCCCGCGAACTGACTTCTTGTCTGTGTGAGCAAGTTGTCGCTCTATCGCCTCCGAAGGCCATTCGTGCTCATGTAGAATAGTGCTAAATTGGTGGCGGAAGCCATGGCCGCTCGCCAAGCCTTCATAGCCGATTTGGCGGATGACTAGTAGAACGGCGTTTTCACTGATCGGTTTCCTCTTATCGTTTCTCCCTGCAAATACAAACTGAGATATCGGTTCAGTGATTGGTTTTAGTGTTTTGAGCAACTCAGCGACCTGGCACGACATAGGGACAATGTGAGGCTTCCGGCTCTTCATAACCGATTCGTCGATCGTAATTAGCCCGGATGTGAAATCGACATCAGTCCATCGCATAGATCTGAGTTCCTTGGTTCTCAGGGCCGTATACTGCAACACCATGGTGGCAATCTTAGAAACTATACTGCCTGAATATCCAGCTAATGCCTGGTTGAATGCAGGGATCTGTTCAGCTGGAAGGAAGGGGAAATTTTTCTTCCTGTATCCCTTCATGGCATCAGCGAGATCTGGCGCCGGATTGTATTTTGCTCTACCCGTTACTATGGCGTAACGGAACACCTCACCACAACGACGTCGGGCCTTGTTTGCTCTCTCCATGGCTCCACGCTCTTCAATCCTTCTCACAACAGATAGAAGGGCCATTGGCTCGATTTCGTCCATCTCCATCGCCCCTATGAGCGGGAGAATATCAGCCTCAAACATCCGCTGTAATTCAGTCGCATACCCCTCTGACCATACCTGGCGCTTGTGGGCGTACCACTCCTGATAGATCACTGAGAATGAGTTATCCTTCTCGTTTCCCTTTTTTGTCCTTACCGGGTCTATGCCATCGGCAACGTCCTTTCTTGCCTGGTAGGCTTTGTCTCGAGCCTCTTGTAAAGAAACAAGGGGGTATTTACCCACGGTTAAAATTTTCTCTTTACCGTCCAGCTTGAAGCGCAGCTGCCACACCTTTTTCCCAGAGGCTGGTACGTAGAGGTATAGCCCGTTGCTATCCAGTAGGCGATAGGGCTTGTCTTTTGGCTTTGCTGCTTCAATCTGTTTAACCGTGAGCAT